CCTTGTCGATCGTCTTGTTCGAGATGCGTTGCGGAGGCGAGTTCAACGAGAGCCTGAAGAACCCTCCCGAGTTTCCGAGAAAGAAAATCGCGCCGAAGCCATCTCGACACCACGCGCGACCGGGAGCGATGCCGATCGTTGACGAGATCAAATCGAACTTGCCGTCAACCGCCGGATCGAGCGTGAGCTGGTACATCGAGTGATCGCCGCAGAACACGCAGAGATCATCGTTGTATGGAATGACTCCAATCAGCCGATCCGAGAATAACCCCGCCGGAGACAATCTTCCGCTGATCGCACCGCCCGCGACTCCAGATGAGAGCTTCCAGTCGAACGGATCGCCCTTCGCACTCATGTACCAGTTCGTGGGATCATCGACGAGCCCGAACGCGATGATGCGCGAGTTCCAAACCTCGATGTAAGGGAATCCGCCGTTGTCGTCTTGAGGCAAGGCTCCGTACTTCACGTCAGCCGACCAACTCTTCACGGCATTGTCCGACGACGAGTAGTAGTAGTGGTGCTGGCCGTCCGCGAAGAACGACAGCGTGCCAAAGACTGCGTCAAAGATCGTCGTCGCCGTCGTACTGAATCCCGAGCCGCCAGTGATGGCCGTCGATGTCGTAGGCGTGATCTTCGAAGCAACTCCGCCCGCAATCGCGATCGTCTCAAGGTAACGAGTCGATCCCTGCTCGTCGGTGCCAGTGTTGTAGAAGCTGTTGGATGATGCCCGAGCTTGGTCCGTACTGTTGGGGCCGGTGCCAGCGCCACGCTTCTCCCAGATCGTCGTGAAGTCGGCATTGAAGCGACCGATGCCTTGGCCGGCTTGGTCGAACATCGTGTACTTGCCGTCCTTGTCGCAACGCACAAGGCTCCATGTCGCACGAGTCGCCGGGGACGAGTAGTCAATGACGCCCTTCGAGTCCGCGTCAATCAACGCGAGCGATGCTCCAGTGCCGAACACGTTGTTGCCAGCCAGCGCAACAGCAGCCCGCTTGATGTTGTAGCTGATCGAGTTATGCGTGCCGGTCGTCCCGATCAGGATCTCCCAGACGCCATCGCCAGTAGTCGTGACCTTCCGCAAGTAATCGACTGAGTTGGCAGGAGTTGCGGGATCGTAGTCTTGAAACAGGACGTAAATGTAACCGTCAATGCCGTACTCAAGATCGGTGAGCACGCCTTGATTCACGCCCGCTTGACCGTCAATTCCGAGATCATGAATCGCATCGACGATGCCCGTCTTGCTGTCGATGATGTAGAGCACGAGTTCGTGAGCCGGTGAGCCGCCATCCTTGATGGGAGCCGCTGCAACAGCGATACGCCCCTGATACGCCTTCATCATCGAGTGCGATGTCGCTGGAATTACAGTCCAGCCAGCCGATCCGACTCCCCCGAATACTTTCTCGATCGAGGTCGCATCTGCCTCCGCACGAATCCAAACACCCTTCGTCGTCGAGTCGCGATTGCTGCCGTCAGACAGCTTGATTCGCATGATGCCTTCACCGATGCCGGTGATCTTCAAGTACCACAGATAGAACGTGTCTTCGTCAATCGTGAAGCCGAGCACGTCCGTATTCGCGGGCAATGCTGAGGCCGTGAAGATGTTGACCTCAGTGTAAGCCGCGACCGTTGGCGCTGCAGACGTGTAGCAAGTGAAGTAGACCTTGTTGTCCGCCGGATTGAACGAGACGACGTAAAGACTGCCATTCGCTCCGAACGCCGAACACAGATAGGTTCGATTGGCCGGACTCACCGCTGTCTCGGTTCCACTTGCAGCAGACCAATATGAGAATCCCGGAGTTGACGCGGCTTTCGTACCCAGCGAAACAGCCTGCCCATCACCAAGAATCGGCGCGACGTAAGTCGAGGCAATGTGACTCAGGCATTGAACCGACGCAGAGCCATTAACCTGAGCCGTGCTGTACTTCAGAAGTCCCGGTCTTGACGATCCCCGCATTCGACCGTTCGCATCGAACGGGAACACATTCAGCATGTCGGGAGAAGTGCCCGCCTCTTGATTGGCGTAGGGAGCAACTTGGGCGAGCCCATTGATTGGGAAGCCAGCCTCTACGGGGTAAGGACCACTGCTTCCACCGCTCGGTTGTTGCTCAGCCATGTCACGTCAATCTCTCACCCACAGTGAGCTTATGCAGCTCAGACTTGAACTCGATGCCTGAGATGCGAACCACGAACTGCACTTCCCACCCGCCAGCCTTGTCGATGTCACCAGAAGCCAGCGTGTATTGAATCTTCCCATCAGTGCCGGTCGCAGAGAACACCGCCGTTCGCTGCTTCACGATCCCATCAGGATCTCGCAACATCACCAGCTTGGCCGTTGCAGCACTCACGTCATACGCCGCACCGTCACTCAGAAACGTGTTCCTGAGTATCTGGCCGTAGTCACCATTCTGAATGCGAGCAATCATAGGTTCGTCTCGAACTCGAATGCCGTCTTGATGTTCGACTCGAAGTCGATCGTCGGAAGCTCGGTGTAAGTGATCGTGAGTGACGGAGGAGTTGCCCCGCCGTAGGCGTAAGGAAGGCGATAGAATGACCCACCCGGAGACACCCAAACAAACGCCAGCGACGACATCGAGCCAGCACCAGCAGACGCAATAACCTCATTCAACAAGGTCGTGAAGTAATTGGTCGGAGTCGCTGGCGACAATGCGTCGCCATAATACGAGTAAACCTGACCAGCACTCCAAGTCCCGAACGCAGCAGCGCCAAACGGAATGTTGGCCGTAGTCCTCGTCCTGGCTGAAATGTTGTTAGCACTTACTACCAGATCAGCCGGAGACGCCGCTTTCTCCATGTAGCACGTAGAGCTGACGTTCGCGCCCGGAGAATCCACGGACTTAAACGTCAGCATCAACGACGACACCACCTTCCCATTCAGCCAGCCAGTCGATGGCAATGGAAACTTAAAGAAGGTGTAGACATTCACGCCCGCGTACTTGCCAATCGGAGCCTGGGTCGAAGCAAGGTCGACAGTCCCAGCACTCTCGTATCCATCGTGAGCGGCAGAAGTCGGATAAAGCGTGATGACTGGCATCGAAGCACCTTACGTGACGGCGAGACCAACACCAGCAGCCAGCGACCACTTGAATGTTCCAGCACCGTCTTCAGTAGCAACGAACATCGCCCACTCGCCGACAGTGTCGAGAGTCACGGTATTGAGCGCCGTCTTCGAGCCAGTCAGATAGGTCGAAGTGTAGGTGCCAGCATTCGAGCCAGTAACAGACCCGAATCGCAACACAACGCTCGTTGTCGGCGCACCAGCACAATCAACAATGAGCAACTGGCCGATCGACGAAGGCGAGGCGACGTCCCGATTACCGGTAGCAGCCGCCGCAAAACGAACGACCGTCAAGAGGCGATTACCAGGACGAATAACGCCACTCGTGCCGGGGTCGAGAACGTGCTGCGATCCACCTTCCATCGCTCGCGGAAAAACTTCATGCGGGGACATCGCAAACTCCAATTACCAGATCAAAGGACCAAGACATCAGCAAGAAGAAACACCTAGCACGACACCGCGCTTAACCCAGAGAGTCCAATGCGACCTTTCTTTGAAGAGCCGCCTCCACCACCTCCGCCAGCAACGCCATCCCAGAATATCTCGAACTGCATGAACAATAGCATTACGAGACTCCTCGAATTGGATTATCACCGGCAGTCTTTGTGAGCGTGCGAGTCGTGTGAGTTGTCGTGTTATCCGTCCTCTTGATCGTCATTGTGGTGCCAGAGACGCTCATGTGAAGCGAAGCCAGCACGACAGTCGCGAGAGTATCAAGAGCCGCAGTCGCTTCGACGTTAGAGACGTTTCTCTTCAGAAGCTCATCAGCGAATGCCTGCATTGTCGCCGCCGGGAATGAAATCGTTCCACCGTTTGTGCCAGCGATAAGCACTCCGCCGGAAGCGCCGGGAACAGCATTCGGAAGTCGCTCAAACTCAATCTTGACGGGGCAAATAATTACACTGGCCGTTGACGACTTGCCTCCGAGATACCCAACACCGCAGTCAGCTTCCGTCGCGCTAATACCAACAGAATACAAGCCAGGAAGATTAGTCGCGTCAATCTCAGTAACAGTCGCCGTCGTCAACGCAGCAGATGTACCATCCTTAATCCAACGCAACGTAAAGTTAGCGCCGTCGCCAGTCTTAGGCGCGCCGCTAAGCATCGCTTGAAACACGATAGTCTGAGCCACACCGCGAGTCGCCATGCTAGTTTCCCATCAACGACAAGATGACCATGAAAGCCGAGGTAATATCAGTACCGCCGCTGCCAGAGTAAGTCACATCGAGAGTCACAGTCAGATTCGTCATCGACGAGCCTGAATAAGTAAGGTCCTCCAGCACGAGCAGGATCTCACTACCATCAATTGCTGCGACAACTTCTTGAACGACAGACGTGATATCCAAGTTGGAAACCGTCGTAACAGCACTCAAATCCGTCGTCGAAACACTCGCCGACGTGACAGTCCTCGACATCGCAGTGCTGAAGTCAACCGGAAGCCCAGCGTCAGCAGACGTCTTGTCGCCTTTGACGGTGATAGTCTCGCTCGTTCCCGGAGCACCTATCCCACTGATCGTCAATAACGCCTGCGACACGGTTCCCGCCAAAGCAGCAGTTAGCCCCGTGAATCTGCACCACACCTTCACGCTGTTGTCAGACAGATTTGCCAGCGACTCAGGCGCGGTCCACATCATCATGAAGACGTTTGCAGACCCATAGTTCGTCGCGGCGCTGTTGTAGTTCGACATGACTCACCTACCACGAAAAGACGGTGAGGTAGCCAGTGACACCAGATCCTCCAGCAGCCAGAGTGACAACAATCGTGGCCGGAAGCCCCGTTGATGAGAGCCGCTGAGAAACAATGCCGCCAATATCAACAGGGCCAATACCGGAAGCCGTGATCGACTGAGTAAGAACTGTCGTGCCTCCAACTGTCACGGATAGCAGTCCGCCAGTTGGGGTTCCGTCATAAGAGAAGATCATCTGCTTCACGAGCAAGCAAATGTCAGTAGCAGTTCCAGTCAACGTGACAACGCAAGGAGTGTTGGTTGCCGGAGTCGAAGAGCCCGACCACGTACCGCGAGTCGTTACAATGTCTTCCGTGTTGAACTCATAGCTACGGGCCATTTTGACCTCTGAAAACTACAGACTGTTGTTGATCGTGAGATTTCGACGCATGACGCCCTCGACTCCGGTCGCCAAGAATGACGAACCAACCATCTCAGGCTCCGCATCCATCTGATCTGACTCGATAACTGCCACAAGACGAGCGACGAACATATCCCGATACTTCGGATTCAAGATCGACATGCAGGAAGCCAGGAACGTCTCAGCGAACTGCTCACCACCGGGCAACTGATCGTTGTCGGCAAGCTCCGCAATCTGCTTGCGAACCCTGAAGATCAGCACGTATTCCTTGTCAGGGTAGGGATGAACCGTGAGAGACACCCGACCTTGCTCGGAAACGATCTGACCAATGAATTGCGGATACCCCAGAATCCCAACGCTTGCTCGCTGCTGCCTGATGTAAGCAGGCGACACAAGCGGAATCTGGATTGGGATGCCGCTTCCGAATCGGTATGAAACTGGACCCTCAACCGACCTCACGTCATCACCAAGAGCGTACTCCTCGCGATAGAGCGTGAACGTCGAAGCTCCCGTTACCGACAGTGAATCGGCCCCTTCAAGACGAAACTTGGTCGAACTCAACACCTCAGTGACGCGATAGAACTGATCGCCGTAGTAGAGCACTCCGTAAGCAGCCCAAGTTGGGAGAGTCCCAGTCGACATAGTTGCCACGCCGCCAGAGATATCGAGCGTCACGCCGGACTGCGTGAAGGCTGTCGTTGTTGTTACAGACTTCTCATCGTAGAGCCACGACCAACGATGCGAGCGATGATGCGGCATCCCCGCGATCTCGGGAGTCACAACTTGCTGCACTCCGCGCTGAATCAGGATGTCGATCTCTCGTTGCTCAGATGGCGACCAGCCTGCCGGGTCCATCGTCGAGAAGTCCATCTCCTTCGCGAGAATCTGAGCCAACCACAAGTAAGTGCCGTAAGCTGGCTTCGAGACAGACCATGTCTTAGCGGCATCAGCCGACGAGTTTTTGTCAGCACTGATTGAAGCCGAGAGCCTGTCCATGAAGACGGCATTGCGAGCCTCGTACTCTGGAGTTCCTTCAGCCGCGATAGCGAGGCATGAAGCCAGGATTGTTTCAGCATGACTTGGACCACCGTAAGGGTAGGGAGCCACTGTTGAAAGCGACGGCGGGACGCGAGTGTAAGAGTACGTGAGCGTGAATGACGTGTTCGGCGAAGGATAGAACATCACCTCGCTCAACTGATGAGCCGCGCCGTCTTGAGTCTTGCTGCGGATCGCGAATTCTGTCGGAATCCCGTCGCGAGGATCGACGGAACGCTTCGCCAAGAGGTCATCTTCGCTGATCTGTGAGATTGAGCGACTGCCGGTCCCGATTGGAAATCGAAACTGGCCAGAGATCGAACTGAAGTCGTCGGGGAAGGTATAATCTTCCGTGCCGGCCGTAATCGACATCGACTCGTTCGGATGCAGGAACGACCAGCCGTAAGACGGCTTGATGACGCCTTCCGCAACTTGAATCCCCGGCGGGAAGTAGAACCGCAGGAGCCCGCGACTCAGCACGAGATCAACGCGACCAATCTCACTTGTCGTGAGCGCCGTGATGTCCCACTTGCTGAAGAGCTGAGCCGAGATGTTCCGACGAAACCAATCTCGATGACCGACCGGCGGCTCATAGGTCGACCAATCAGGCGAGGCCGCGATCTTCGCACGATCGGACGAGATCGAAGCCGCGAGCCGCTCCATGAATGTTGCACGAGCGGCATCAACCTGATCCGTGCCTTCCGCCGCGACCATCATGCAGGCCGCGAGGATCGTCTCCGCGTGCTCTGTGCCGCCATACGGATACGGAGATCCCGAAGAGAGCCGGGCTGGATTGCGGACGTAGGTGTAACCAAGAACGTAGGCGTTATCTGGAGTCGGGCTTATCAGCAGCTCGTAGAGCTGAACCGCAGACCCGCTCTGAGTCTTCGCTCGAATCGCGAACTCCAACGGAATCGCAGGAACGTCACCAGCCGCCAGCCGAGCGACGATCGTCGACTCGGGAATCTGAGCCATCAACGCGCCGCCAGCATTCGCCGCGAAACGCAGAGGACCGACAACCTCACGGAAGTCGGACGGCAAGTCGTAGTCGTAGTCACCAGAAGCAGTCGTGATCGACGCGACCGGACTCAAGAACGACCAGCGATGTTGCTTAGGAGCCTCATTCTCTCCCATCTGCTGAGGAGCAGGGAAGTAGAACTGCTGCAGCGCTCGGTCGAGCACGAGATCAACTTGAGCGAGTTCGGCAGCGCTCAAGCCTGATACGTTCCACTGCTGAAACAGGCGAGCGGAAATGGCTCGACGAAACCAGTCGCGGTGGCCAACCGCAGGCTCCACGACTGGGAACATCGTCTTCTGAAACTGATCCTTGATCCGCTGATCGAACGCGATTGAAGCCGCGAGACGACCTTGAAAGTCTTGCTGCCGAACCCCATCAGACTGAGGCTTCAGCAGCATCTCCGAGTACGCCAAGCAACTCGCCACGATCGTCTGAGCGTGCGCCGCACCACCGAGCACGAACGACGAATCAGACGTCGGAACATTGGGGCTCACCGGGTAGTGATACTGAACCGTGAGCGTCGCATTGGGAGTCGGATAGAAGATCGCTTCCCAGCGAGTCGACTGGAGCGAGTCAGCCGCCGCCGCCTTCGGACGAATCGCCACAAATCGCGGAGTCGCATTCGAAGCCGCTTCACTTGAGCGAGTCGCGACGATCTCTTCATAGGCCACCAACTCCAGCGGCGTTGTCGTGCCGGAGCCAGAAAGCACCACGAAGCGATCGACGATCCCCTCGAATGAATCCGGCAAGTCGTAGTTCGACGTGCCGGACGCGAGAGTCAACGAAGACGTCGGTTTGAGGAAGCTCCACTCGTAAACCGCGTTCTGTGAAGTAGGCCGGTAGAACCTTGCAAGGCCATCATTGACGATCAGCTCGATCTGTCGCTTCTGGTCTGCGTCCCACTCAGTCGACGCGAGCGTGTAGCCCAAGTCGAGGGCAACTCGCTTCTGAAGATCGAGGTACGTGAGCGAGAGGTTCGGCTCGGCCATGAATCACTATCCCTTCGGGGGCATGAACTGAAGGATGTCGCCCAGCGGAGCCGCAGAGACCAACTTCACGTCACTCTCAGCGAACAGCCTCGCGCGACCACCAGAAGCCAGACGAATCGAAAGCCGACCATCATCAGTCTGTCGCACGAACTTGCCGTCAACTGGCGAGCCGCCATCGAGCATCACTGAAACCGGAGTCTCTGGCGCGACATCCTTCCACCCGAAGCCGACCGGAGTCGACAACGCGACCGGCTCGGACGCGACGGCACCTGAACCAGAATCAGCAGCCGCATTAAACGGAGCATCAAGCTCAACTGCTTCCAATGGATCGAACTCAGCCACGATCGGAGCTTCGCTGAGCGGCACAACATCCGGTCGCTTCTGCTCCGAAACGATCTCCAGCATGTGGTCAGGGAAGACCATCTCCATTTCGGATGAGTCCTCAGCCCACACAACCGCGAGCGAATCGAGCGGCGGAGCCTTGAGACCTTGAAACGTCCCGCGAACAATGGTCGAACCACGTCGCACAACAACCCACGTCCCAACCGGAACATTCTTGAGTTTCGACTCGATGACCTTCTTGCCGGGCAGTCCATCAATCCCGACGACCATGATAAGCAACACGAGAGGTTCAATCGACCCCGAGTGAATCGCTCGATGGAAGGTTGCTTGCACCTTCTCATATCGAGCGCACACATCGCTCGGAATCGCATCCTTCTGATCCAGCTCCATGATCCTGCGAACGAACTCTTCGTCTGCCGTCGCCCACACAACAGGTCTTGCACTCGCCATGTTACCCTCGATGTAAGAAGTCTCGCCCAACTCTCGCCGCTCGACTTGATCGGAAATGAGTATCAACAAAGCGAAAAGGCCGATCGCCAAATAAATGACGACCGGCCTTCCGAGGCGAGGCAGCGAAGCCTGTGCGACTACTGAGTTAAATTCTGGACGGCCAAGGCGTACCAGTCGATATCAAGAGTTGGCGACGTAGTGCCAGCCGAAACGCAAGCGAACGTTGGAATGCAGAATCCGTCATGAATATTTGTGGTCAGAGTGTCGAGTCGAACTCCATTCACCCACACGCTAGCCTTGGATGCGTTCTCAATCAGAATGCCGAGCTTGATCCAAGTGCTATCGACCATCGCTCCGAGCGACGCCGTGCTTGCAGTCGTGCTGCTGCTCTTTCGAGAAGTACACGTCAAAGTCAACGTGCCAAGCATGTTGAATCCGATGTACTGAGTCGAAGTCGTCAATGCTCCCGAACTCAAGATCGCAGTGTTCCATGGCGCTAGGCCAACAAACAACTTCCCTGGAGTCCCTGAACCAGTCGTGCGAACGCGAGCTTCGAAACAAACTCGACCAGATGACGGCACGGAATGCCGAGCACCAGTCGATGCTTGCTGCATTTGAACGCTCGTCAAACCTTGATTGTTAGTCGTCGATGCCGAGGCGGCGCGGGCTACACCAAGATTCTCGTCAAGCATCGCGAATGTTCCGGTAGTCGCCTGAGTCAGCGTAGACCGACCCGTCAGCGTCACTGCCGGACTCGTGAAGTGATCGAATTCAGCAGTGCCGTAATTCGGACGAACCAACATATCTCGCAGGTCGATACCTCGCCACAGTTGCTCACTCAAGCCAACCGTGTCGAGTTCCCCTGCATATCCAACGCGATCCAACATAGTAAAAGTCTCCTGAGACTTTGATCTTCAAAAGACCGCCGCTGCGCCAACAGACGGCGGAAACAAGAGTCAGGCCGCTCTACAAGAACGGCCTCACGTCAGTTCTTAACTGTTAGGCTAAGTAGCCAACGAACGAGCGACGGCGGTTCTTGCACTTCATGTTGCCAATCGAGTCGGCATGAACGATGCGAACCGTGTGCTGATTCGGAACTTGCTGAGCCGGGTAGCGATTGAGTTCCTTACCCTTGAGGAAGAAGAACTCGAAGCAACTCCAGTCAATGCCGTAGAGCGGATTCTGACTGTCGTAAGCAGCGTCAGAGGTCTGCGACAACGCCGGAACCCAGTCGACCGGAACGCCTCGGAACACAGCAGTCGGAATACCGCTGAGATCCTTGAGGTTGTCGTTGCGACTGTCATTGAACTGGAACAACGGTTCGAGCACGCTCCATGTGGTGTAGAACACCCATTGCGAGTTCGACGCATCGAGCTGCTGGAACGAGTGAGCCGGACGGAACTGGCACCACTCCACAGCCTTGATCCACTTCGCGATGAGATCGTCGCGACTGATCTTGCTGAACGAGAAGGTGTAGTTCTTCCAGTTCGCGTAGGACGACGTGAGGATGTTTGCCGCACCAGCCGCGAAGCCGCTCGGATCACCTCCATTGAAGCCTTCCGTCGCATTCTTCTGAAGCCAGAACGGAATGCCGGACAATGGACGAGGATCTTGAGTCGACGACAATGGAGACGTCCACAACGCCGTTTCCATCAGATCGTACCAGCCCATCATCATGTCATGCTCGCGAACGAGCAGTTGTTCGACGATGGTTTCCAATTCGCTCTGGAAGAGCGGCTCATTCACGTCGTAGATGAAGTTGTTCGTGCTGGCCGCCCACTTCTGTGAGGCTTCGATGGTCAAATTGCGAACCGAAGTCGAATCCACACCATAGAGACCCGTGAAGCGTGCATTACCAGTCGCGTTGACCTGCACCTTCCACGTCTGCTCGACACCACCCTCAGACGGAGTGGTCTTCTTGCCCATGAACCGCTCGACGAAGAAGTTGCGCTGGCGAGTGTAGGAAATATCAACCCACTTCTTACGAGCATACCTCTTCAAAGTGAGGTTCGTCAGATCGTCAATGTCATCTGGCTGCAAAGCCATGTTGCGCTCCTATTGCGGCTAGTATCCGCGATTAGCAAGTTGCCTTGAGTTGTAGAGTTCAACCAACTCTGGATCTTGCCCCGGAGGGCCACTCCATGTGCCGCCATTACCACGGCCCGGCTGATTACTACTTCCCATGCGACTGCGTGATTGATTTACAACCCGCTGAGCGGCGGACTTCTTCTCCGCTGCTTTCACGGCTCCAAATAACTCGAAGTGAGCCTGCTTGACCAACTCGGGAGTTAATGGGACTCCCTTCGACCCGCGATACCAGTCGACCCGCTGCTGCAACGCCAAAGCATTTGCATTCTGCTTCTTCATTGCGTCAGTCCACTGTGACGGGTGAGTCGACAAGAAGTCGGGCTCATTCCCATACACGTCGGGCTGAGCAAGCTGGTCGATCATCACATTCAGAGCTTGAACATCACGCTGCTGAAGCTGAGCCTGATGTTGCACAGCAAACTGCTGCTGCTGCTGAATGAGCTGATTGGCTCGCAAGGCCATCTCGGCTGCCGCATCAGACCGCTGACCGATCGCCTCAAACAACTTGAGGTCTTTCTCGTCATAGTCACCGGACTGTTTCATCCGAGCTAACTCGGATCTCCAATCCACCTGCGGAGCCTGCTGAGCTTGGTCTTGAGGCACCTGCGATTGCTGAGCCTGCTGCGGGTATGGTTGAGGAATCTGTTGCTGACCCTCTCGCAGTCGAGGATCAAACGATTGCCGTCTGGCAAGATCACTCAAAGTCATCCGCAAGGCTTCTTCATCAAGCCGATCGACAACTGCCTTCGAGAGCCCGTAACTGGTAGCAAGGCGGACTAGGTCATCGCTGTGCTTTGACGGGACAAAATTAGCAGTCGCTTCACCGCTTGTATCGGACTCACCTGAAGGCTCGGTATCAATACCAGAGTCGTCGAGAGTGTCGGATTCGTTTTCGCCAGCCGCTTGAGATTGCTGAGCCGCTGGCTGCTGTTGCTGCTGAGGGGCCGGTTGCTGTTGCTGCTGTTGCTGCTGAGTGGCTGCTACTTGAGGCTCGCGAACCGGCGGATCCTTGCCGATTGGAGTATCAAGATTCACGCCCTCGTTCGGCCTAACGGTGATCGAGCCGTTCGACTCCATCTTCTCCAGCAAGTCCTTGAACTTGTCATGGTTCGAAGAGATCACATTGACCGCTGTTCCACCACTGCCAACTGCCCCTTCAGGAGCCTGATATCGAACGCCCCACTTCATGTCGCACCCCTTGAGATAATGTTTCGCAACTCAGGATCGTGAACCGCCTGCTTCGCCACAGTGCGGATCTTCGCTCGATCCTCTTTCGTCAGACCCGGCTTCTTGGTCCTCGCCCGCAACTCCTCGTTTCGAGTGAGCTGCCCGCCGGTCCCTGACCCTGCCGAACTTGCATCAACCAGCCCGCGAGCCTTGAGATACTTCTCTCGATCACGCGGACTCGATGTAACAACCACTCCATCGGGACGAACCTCGACGCCCGAGATCCCCTGAGCCTTGATCCAATCTGCGTGCTCGCGAGCTGAGTTGGCCGGCACGCTCGCTGACAAACTCTCGTGACCAGTTCCCCAATACGGAGCATGTCCGCCAGGAGCGCGACGAGACTCGAAGATGCCGCTCAGCTTCTCGCGATGCAGGTCCGCGCGGGACTCACGCCACTTGCGAAGCTCGGCATTCGTAAGTCGCTTGCCGTCGACTATGACGTGAGAGGGTTCATTGTCCTTGTCCGTAGCCACCTTGCTGACCTCCTTGCTGCTGATTCGCCCCATTCAACAAGCTCTGAATCGCCTGAGTCCGCTGAGCATCAGGCGTGCTGCCACCTGAGACGCTATGCCGGACGTACTCGCGAGTCGTCGAAGACGGACCCGGTTGCTGCTGACCGCCGCCCATGCCAGGCATTCCGGGCATACCGCCGCCAACCATGCTTCCAACGGGAACCGCGAACTTCACGATGTCTTCGAGCTGCGGAAGATCCATCAGCCCAGCCATCAATGAGATCAACTCCATCACGTCGAACATGCCGCCAGCCGCTTGGATTGCAGGCAGCAACGGAGTGACGACCTGGCCGACGAGCCCCATGATGTCCTGAGCCTTCTGCTGCGGACTTCGATAGACCATCGAGTAAGGCTCGACATGGAATT